AGAAGAGGTTACAGAGGGTTTAGTATGAACAGACCAGATAAAATCTGGAATAAACTATCTGTTACAGAGAAAGAAGTTGGTGGGATGCCAAACTCTAGTGAAGACATAAAACAAGCTCACGCTGCAGCAATTGAAATGTATATCAACGACCACGTTGGTTTATTAGAAGACGGTACTTATGGTAGTGTTTATTTTAATGAAACATTAAATGATTGGTCAAAGTTTGATATAAACAAGAGAACAAAGCATGATGCGTCTATAAGTTCAGGTCTAGCAATAATGGCTTGTAATAGACATTTGTATAGACCAAATCCAAAACAAAAAAAACAACCACTAAACCTATCAATATCAAGATATAGTAATAAAGGATTTCAATCAACAATAATAAATAATAAAGTATGACAGAGTCTGTTATAAATTTTCCATCTCAAGCAGTTAGTGATTTAGAAAAACTTTCTGAACAATATGGACTACAAGTTGCTAGAGCTATAAAACAAGAGTGGTTCACTGGAACTACTAATAAGTTTAATGCTAACTTAAATGATTTTCATCAACTAAGGTTATATGCTAGAGGAGAACAATCAATACAAAAATATAAAAATGAGTTATCTATTAATGGTGATTTATCTTATTTAAATCTAGACTGGAAACCAGTTCCTATAATACCTAAGTTTGTAGATATAGTAGTAAACGGGATGGCTCAAAGGTCTTACGAGGTAAATGCATTTTCTCAAGATGCTTATGGTGTTAGTAAAAGAACTGAGTATATGGAATCTATGCTTAGAGATATGAAATCTAAAGAATACAATGACTTAGCTAAACAACAGTTTAACGTAGACTTGTATGAGAACGACAAAGAAACACTACCAGACACAGAAGAAGAATTAGCTTTACATATGCAGTTAGATTACAAACAAGCTGTTGAGCTAGCTGAAGAACAAGCTATAAATGTTTTATTAGAAAATAGTGATTATGATTTAATTAGAAGAAGATGTTTATATGACTTAGCTGTACTAGGTATATCAGCTACTAAAACTACTTTTAATTTTAGTGAAGGTGCAAAAGTAAAATATGTTGATCCAGCAAATTTAGTGTATTCTTATACAGAGTCACCTTACTTTGATGATATATATTACGTTGGTGAAGTTAAAGAAATTCCAATTAACGAACTGGTTAGAGAGTTTCCAAATTTAACAGAAGAAGAAATAAAAGAAATATCACAAACTTCTGGTTCTTCAACATATGACAGCGCTAGATATAGATCTACAGCAGATAAAAATAAAGTAGAGGTTTTATACTTTAATTACAAAACACACATGAATGATGTTTATAAGTTAAAGAAAACTGGAACAGGTGCAGATAAGGTTATTGAAAAAGATGACACTTTTAATCCACCTGTAGAAAGTATGGATGGAGATTTTAGTAAGCTAGAAAGAGTTGTTGAAACTGTTTACGAAGGTGTATATGTTATTGGCTCTAATACAATGCTTAAATGGCAAATGGTTGATAACATGATGAGAACTAAATCTGATTTTGGTACAGTTAAGATGAGTTATCAAATTGTTGCACCTAGAATATACAAAGGTAAAATAGAATCTTTAGTTGGTAGAGTTACTGGTTTTGCAGATATGATTCAATTAACTCATTTAAAATTACAACAAGTAATGGCACGTATGGTGCCTGATGGTGTTTATTTAGATGCTGACGGTTTAGCAGAAATAGATTTAGGTAATGGAACAAATTATAATCCACAAGAAGCTTTAAATATGTTCTTCCAAACAGGTTCTGTTATTGGTAGAAGTTTTACTTCAGATGGAGATCAAAATCCAGGTAAAGTACCAATACAACAAATTCAAAATGGATCAGGTGGTGGAAAGATGCAAGCACTAATAGGTACTTATAATTACTACTTGCAAATGATAAGAGATGTAACTGGATTAAATGAAGCTAGAGATGCTAGTACTCCAGATAAAAACGCATTAGTTGGTATACAAAAATTAGCAGCAGCTAATTCAAATACAGCAACAAGACACATATTACAGTCGATGCTTTATATAACAGCTGAAGTTGCAGAGTGTTTATCTTTAAGAATATCAGATATAATAGAGTATTCACCAACTAAAAATGCTTTTATTCAAGCTATTGGAGCTCACAATGTTGCTACGTTGGAAGAGATGTCTGATTTACACTTGTATGACTTTGGTATATTTATAGAGCTATTACCAGATGATGAAGAAAAACAAATGCTTGAAAATAATATACAAGTTGCTTTAGGTCAAAAGTTAATAGATTTAGATGACGCTATAGATTTACGTAATGTAAGAAACGTAAAATTAGCAAATCAACTTCTTAAGGTTAAGCGTAAAAAGAAAATGGAAAGAGATCAAGTAATGCAGCAACAAAATATTCAAGCTCAATCTCAAGCTAACCAACAAGCTCAACAAGCGGCAGCACAATCAGAAGTTCAGAAGACTCAAGCTAAAGCTCAAGTTGATTCTCAGCTTGAACAATCTAAAAATAGTTTAAAAATACAATACTTACAAGAAGAGGCTAGAGTTAAAAAAGAATTAATGCAATTTGAGTTTGAATTAAGTAGTAAACTTCAACGTCAAGATGGAGATTTACAATTAAAAAAAGAAGATAAAAAACAGAGTGATTCTCTTAAAAAGTTTGAATCATCAGGTAATGATATAGTTACGGGAGGAGCTGGTATAGATAAGTTCTAGTCCTTATTATTTAATATTTTATAAAATTTTATTATGGAAGAAAACAAAGAGATCGTTGAAGAAACGACAGAACAACCTATTGAGAAGGTTGAAGAAACAGTAGATGAATCTAAATTTGAAAGCGCTGGAGATGATAGCGTTATTAAGTTAGAGTTAAGCAAACCAATAGAAGCTGACGTAGAAGAAGTAAAAGAGCAACCTACTGAAGAAGAAAACATTGTTGTGGTTAATGAAGACTCTAAACCTAAACAAGAAGAAGTAGAAGTTGAAGATACCACACCTGTATTACAAGAAGTAACAGACGAAGAAATATCTGAAGTAGAAGAAGAAATTGAAGAAGCTGTAGCAGAAGCAGAAGCCACCGGACAACCACTACCAGAAAATATACAAAAGCTTGTAGATTTTATGGATGAAACAGGTGGTGACATACAAGACTATGTTAATTTAAATAGAGATATTTCTAACATGGATGACTCAGAGATATTAGATGAGTATTATCGTGAAACAAAATCTCATTTATCTCCAGAAGAAAGAAGCTTCTTACTAGAAGATACTTTTGGTTTTGACGAAGAAGTCGACGAACCAAGAGAAATAAGAAAAAAGAAAATAGCCCTCAAAGAGCAAGTTGCCGAGGCTAAAGCCCATCTGGACGGGCAAAAGTCCAAGTACTATGAAGATATTAAAGCTGGAAGTAAGTTAACTGAAGAACAACAAAAGGCTGTTAATTTTTTTAATAGGTACAATAAAGAATCTGAAGAACAAAAGAAAGCATCTGAGACTAGTACTAAGATTTTTATGCAAAGAACAAATAAGGTTTTCAACGATAAATTCAAAGGTTTTGATTATAAAGTTGGAGATAAAAAATTTAGGTTTAATGTTAAAAATCCGAGTGAAGTAAAAGATACCCAAAGCAACATCAATAATTTTATCAACAAGTTTGTTGGTAGTGATTCAACTATTGAAGACGCTAAAGGTTATCATAAGTCTTTATTTACTGCTATGAATCCAGACGCAATAGCTAACCATTTTTACGAACAAGGTAAGGCTGATGCAATAAAAGGACAAATAGCAAAAAATAAAAACGTAAATACAAGTGCTCGCCAAACACACGGTGAAACATCCGGTGGTTTTAAATATAAAGTTTTAGGTGAAACTTCTTCTGATTTTAAATTTAAGATTAAAAATAAAAATAAATAAATAATTTAAAAAATATATATTATGGCAATTACAAGTCAAGCGGGGCCTGATGCGGCTCCAAGGCGACAAACCCTAGAATCTAATTATGTAGATTTTTTAGCTTCTGGTGATGGATGGGCGCAACAATACTTACCAGACCTTATGGAAAAAGAAGCTGAGGTTTATGGTAAAAGAACAATAGCAGGTTTTTTAGCTCAAGTTGGAGCTGAAGAAGCTTCTAACTCTGATCGTGTAGTATGGTCGGAACAAGGTAGATTACATTTAGCTTATACAGCTAAGTACGTATCAGGAAATAATAAATACGAAATTGAAAACGATATCGATGGTAATGATGTTGGAACCACACCAGGTGTAAGAATTGGTGATATGGTGATAATGTCTTTATCTAATGCAACTGCTAAAGGTTACGTTTCTGCTGTATCTGGCGCTCAATTTGATGTTATAGCTTATGGTGCTGCTGATATGGCAACTGCTTTAGGTTCTACTGCTACTACTTCTGAGTTAATTAGAGTTTTAGTTATAGGTTCTGAATTTGAAAAAGGTACAGATGGTAGATCTGCTGCTAATGCTCCTAAATTTAAGTCTTTTCAAAACAAGCATATAATCCTTAAAGATTACTACGAAGTATCTGGATCTGATGCATCTGCTATTGGTTGGATTGAAGTTTCTGGAGAAGAAGGGCAAAACGGTTACTTATGGTACTTAAAAGCTGAAGGTGATACTAGAGCTCGTTTTTCTGACTACTTAGAAATGACAATGCTAGAAGCTGAAGCTGCAGTCGATGGTGCTGGTGCTATTGGTGGTACTGATCAAGGTGTTAATGATGGTACTGAAGGTTTATTTGCTGCTATCGAAAACAGAGGTCATATTACAACTGGTGTAACAGGTGTTAACGCTGCTACTGATTTAGCTGAGTTTGATGCTATTTTAGCTAAGTTCGATGAGAATGGTGCTATTGAAGAAAACATGATGTTTGTTAATAGAGGTACTTCTCTTGCAATGGACGACATGCTTGCTTCAATGAATTCTTACGGAGCTGGGGGTACTTCTTACGGAGTATTTGACAACAACGAAGATATGGCATTAAACTTAGGTTTCTCAGGATTTAGAAGAGGTTCTTATGACTTTTACAAATCTGACTTTAAATATCTAAACGATAAAGGTACAAGAGGAGGTTTAAATGACACTGTTAATGCAATTAGAGGTGTAGTTATTCCTGCTGGTGTTTCTTCTGTTTATGATGAGCAGTTAGGTAAAAACATGAAAAGACCTTTCTTACATGTACGATTCAGAGCTTCTGCTACAGAAAGTAGAAAGTACAAAACTTGGACTACTGGTTCAGTTGGTGCTAAAACTTCTGGAAAAGATACTATGGAAGTACACTATTTATCAGAAAGATGTTTAGTTACTCAAGGTGCTAACAACTTTATGTTAATGAAGTAAGATACTTTACTTATAGATTAGGGCGGTTCGCCGCCCTTTTCTTTTTTTATTAATTATATTATATATTATATTATGGCAAAGAAAAACAAAGAAACTAAGGTTGAAGAACCTATAGTTAAAGAAAAGGTTGTTGTAGAACAACCAGTGGTTAAAGCTACTAAAGTAGAAGCTAAACCAAAAAAAGATACATGGGAAATAAAAGATAGAATGTATTATTTAAGAGGCAATAGATCGCCTTTATCTTATTTAATAAGAGGAAGTAACATACATTATTTTGATGAACAACAGGGTTATGAAAGAGAACTAAAATATACCTCTAATCAAAAAACTTGTTTTGTTGATGAAATGAAAGGAGATCAAAGATTAGAACATATTGTTTTTAAAAACGGCGCGCTATTTGTTCCTAAAACAAAAACAGTTTTACAAAAATTATTATCTTTGTATCACCCACATAATGGTAGTTTGTTTATAGAACACAAACCTGTTGAGATAGCAGAAAACGAAATAGATGTATTAGAGATAGAAATTAACGCTTTGAATGCTGCGCAGTCTCTAGATATAGATATGGCTGAAGCTGTTATGCGAGTAGAAAAAGGATCTGAAGTATCTAACATGAGTTCTAAAGAGCTTAAAAGAGATTTACTATTATATGCTAAGAGAAATCCTAGATTATTCTTAGAGTTAGTAAACGATGAAAATGTTATGCTTAGAAACTTTGGTATAAAAGCAACTGAACTTGGAATTATTAAATTATCTTCCGATCAAAGAACTTTTAACTGGGGATCAAATAATAGAAAACTAATGACAGTTCCTTTTGATGAACATCCATATTCAGCGCTAGCTGCTTGGTTTAAAACAGATGAAGGTATGGAGATATACGCTAACATTGAAAAACAATTAGGTTAATATCTTTAGTAACAATTATTAATAGCCACTCT